ACCTGCCAAACCATGTCCAACCTCACCTCACCAGACGGTTCCATACCTCTCTCACCCAACCTAACCTGCCTTACCAATCCGCACCGCTCCATACCCTTCCCAGCCACACCATAACGTGCCATACCCAACCTCACCTGCCTTACCAATCCGCGCCATACCTGACCTTGCCGAAACAAACCTTACCCCGCCTTGCCGGACCTGCCTTACCTTTCCGAGCCATACCATGCCCTTCCGAGCCATACCTGCCAAACCAATACCCACCCTACCGGACCCCACCAAGCCTTACCGCACGTTGCCACACCCCATACCATACCAATGCTCTTAGTGGAGCATATCAAGTGCGTTGTCCATCATCTCGAACGCCTTAGCGAGAACAAGCAAGCCCTTCTCGTTTTCTGGCAATCGAGCCTCTGCCGCTTCTTCAAGCCTACGCATCGACGCACGCAGGGAAGCGACTCGGGTCTGGAACTCGTGCATGCAAATGCTGAAGTCCATCGGGTCAGCAGCTACAACTTCGATTCGTTTGTAGCCACCATCTCTTGAGTGAACACGTTCACTTATCGCGATCTCTTGAGCCTTCGCCCGTTCAGACTTGACGACTGTGATCTCAACAGTTGCACGAATATGTTTACGGGCTACGTGCTGGCGGTACTTCTCCGCTTCCGCTGCATCATCCCACGAACACAGGTTGTGAATCGGCGAGTCATCTGGGCGAGCCGCGTCAACTACATCTTGCGCGTCGACTTTACCCAGCTTGTCTTCCAACTCGTCTAGCACTTCACCGAGAGCCTGTGCAGGCACAGAGCCTCTGAAGTTTTCACGGTACGTGTATTGCCTAGCCATGTGCATCCTCCAAAACAACGCCAGAATCGGCGCTTACTTGATAACGGCCATAGTCACCACCCTTCTCTGGGCGCCATTCCAGCAGACCAACACCGAAGCCAGCACGGTTTGCCAGATTCAAGATGTCTTCCGCAGCGATCAGGTCGTTGTCGAACACGCACGAAATCTTCGCTTTCCATTTACGGAACTCAGGACGGTAGCGAATATCCGCTGAGCCTGCGCCGACACGCACCATGTCTTCGCGAATCACCGGTTCAGGGGTTTCGATCTCGACGATCATCTCAGGGTCGTTGCACTCAAAGAACACAGACTTACGCAGCAGCGTCTTTTCCAAGCCGATGTCCTTGTGCGCAGCGCCAATCATTGACGCCTTGAACGCCATCAGCGGGATGCCGTACTTGCCATCCGCAGTGAAGTGAGTCGCGTCGTGCGCTTCCTTTTCAGGGTTACGCGCTTCGCGATTCTTCGTCGTTGCAGTCTTCTGACCTTTATCGCGTAGTTGCTTCTTGGCTTTCTCTGACCACTTGTGTTGGATCAGCGGGGAGGTGCTCTCCACGGTGAAAGTCATACGCTTGAGGTTCATCTCTTTTAAGTTTGCCATTGCTGGTCTCCTTACCAAATGTTGAAGTGGATGAGCGGTTTTGAGCCTTGCTCAGGGCTATATCGTTATTCGGTTACTGGCGTTTTTATTGTGAAGTTGCGCCAGTTCGGATTCTTCGCCGCCTTGTGTCCGGCTTGGCTTCTGTTCATCTGGGGTGTGTTCAACGCGTCGTCTAACTTCCAACCGCGATTCATTACGCGGTTCCAAACAATACGTTGCGGGAGGTTGTGTATATTGCGGGTACTATCCCGCACAGCATCGCGGATCTCTTTGAGCCGGGCCTTACGTTCTTCTTCCATTGTTGTCTCTGAGTTGTCGTCCTAATTAGGACGTGTAGTTATTAGTACTGGCCGTAGTCTCGGCAGCCAGCGTGCCGTCCTTAACCCCCACCGAGGAGTTCTCAGGTTCCGGTGGGTCCCCGACTACTGGGGATTTTCTTTAGCCAGCAGCGCCTGTGCTGCTTACACCCTTCAATACGCTCAGCACCACATCGCGCTTGATGTCATCTGCGCTGGTTTCAGTTGTCGGATCAGCTACATCCGATGCAGCCTCTACATCGTTTGCATACGTTGCGCCAGTCTTAACGTTCGTGATTACCACGGTTTCTTCAGTCGTTGTCGCCATGTTCGGTCTCCATTTCGAGTCTTGGGTCGGCATCCACCACCACGCACGGGAAGCCATGCTTGTGTAATAGGTAGGTGTTCGACAGATAATACTCCAACGGGCGGTCAAATCCTTTACCCGCTGCCTCCATTAGCAGTTCCTTAATTTCCTCGTAGTAGTTAAGCCGTTGAGTCTGGTGCGTGATGGCGTGTTCGGTGCGCTTACTTGCCATACCAAACGCCACTTTTTCCGCATACTTCTTCAGCTTGTACTCGATGCGTGCGAGGACTACGTTGATTTCTGCAATCGCCTCACCAACCTGCGACTTGTCCATCAGGGAGATGTTCGCCTTCATCGCCATCTCAGTCAGGCGGCGAAACTCATCTCGTCTTTTCTTTGACTTGTTGCGTAGGTAGCGGGCTTTCCGAGCAGTCCGGCGACGGCAAGGTGTACATACTTCCTCCCGCCGCCGGTTGACTCCCCAGAATTGCTCGACCGGTTTAGTCTCGCCGCACTCAGGGCAAGTGCGGTCTGCCATCACTGCCCCCTTAGACTTAGCCCTAGCTGAACTAAATCACCCACGGCAAATATCAGCGTGCCGAACAGGGCGATGATGCCTATCAACAAGAATAGAAATGCAACCCGCTCCATCACAGCACCCCCGCTTGGCCGAGCGCCAAGATGAATAGGCCGAGGACTGCGGCGATACCCAAGGTCAGCTTGATGCCATCCATGAAGTCGTCGCCCCTCTTGCTGACTGGAGGAAGTTCTGGACCCTCGTCGGTGTAGATCATGCCGGCTGGGTGATGCGTACCCTCTGGCTTAGCGGAAGGCAGTGGTTTGTTTTCCAGATACTTGGCCTTGAGCGGATCGCCTAGCTTCTTGAGGTGACGCGACACGGTTGCATGGCCGATGTTCATCATGCTTGCGATCTTGTCGAAGGTCATGCCTGCTGCACGCAGCTCAAGTATTTCGTCCGCCATCGCTGAGGTCACAAGCACGCGCGGCTTGCGGGTCTTGCCGCCCTTACAGATCGACTTGATCGTGTTCGGGTGGACATTGTAGACAGCGGCCAATTCGTCGATCGGCGTGCCTGCGCCCTTCAGGCGGATTACTTCACTCTTTTGTTTCGGTGTCAGAAACACCTTGGTCTTACGCTTTGCTTTAGTAGCCATTGCTGGTCTCCTTCAGATTAGAAATTACTGGTCTCTGTGTTGACAAAAGTACTTGTCATTGTTGCTGTTTTGTGTTCAGCACTCGGGTTTGTAGCTGACATAAAATGGGGTGTCAACCCTTTCCAAAAAACATTTTTTCGCTCCATTGTCCCAGTTCGTACCAAGAGGTCTCAGGAGGTATCAAGAGGCCCCATACTCTGCAACGCCGTCCTAATTAGGACGGTTGTACACCCAGTAGATGTTGTTGCTTATCCGCTTTCCAATCCCGTCCACAGTCACTCCAATCTCGGAACACGAGAGTATGGTCAGCTTCTCACGCAGCCACTCGGGCCACTCGGCGGGGGAACCAACGACTTTCGGTATGTCCTTCACGTCTTCATCCGAATAGAAGTTGATGTCCGCCCACCACTTGCCTCGCTCATCCTTCCATACGCGCAGCATTAGAAGTCGAACGCACCGAGGATGCTGTCGATCTGGTCACGCACGTTTCTGCGCAGGGCATCGTTCTGCTTGAGCGTCTCGCCATCCAGCCCACGGATCGCGTTCTCAGTCTGGTTCAACATGGCGTCGACTGCTTCATCTTGGGTGATGTTGAGCTGACGCACCTGAGCAAGCGCACCGCCCACGTACTCGATGATGTTCTTGCGGAACAGCTTGGGCTTGCCATCTTCCTTGTCAGTCAGGCGCTCAGACAGATGGGTTAAGTTGTCCAGCAAACGCTTGCGCACGTCGGACATCGCCTCATCTATCTTGGCCTTGTAGTCCTGAGCGTAGTGTTCACGCAGCTGAGCCACAGCCTCGTTGCCGATGTCCACACGGAAATCACCCGCATCCGGTACCGGCATGTATGACACGTGGAACTTGAACTTAGCCTTGATCTCATCCGCTGTCGGATACTCACGGCGGTCGAACATGTCGCCCAGCTTGAACGCTTGCATGCTGATCAGGTTCGGATACTCGGTAATGAACTCATCGACGAGCCGGTGGAACTCAGCCTCATGCTTGTCGATCTCCTGCTTGAACTCAAAGAACGTAGCAGTCGGTATCAGTCTTGCACCGAAGTCAGACCACGGCAGCGTTTGTGTGTACATCCAATTACGTACTGAACTCGCGTACTTGGTGATGTTGTCGAGATGCTCCACGCCGGGCAGCAGGTTCTTGTTCACGCGCGAGGCTTGCGAACTGGCGCGCTTGCTTACGTTGACTTCATCGGTTACTTGCTTGTCCAGCTTACGCGCTGTCCACGTACCGATTGATAACTCAACCAGCATGGCGCTTGATGATAATGAAATGCTCATGGTCTCTCTCCTAATTAGGACGTGTTACTTCAGTTTTATGTTGATCGCGTTCGGTGCGATCTGGTCAGTTGTCATGGCCCACAGCGTCGGCACTGTGAACTTCGGCCACTCAGCGACGTAGCCATCGGACAGCATCAGTACAAACTCAGGCGGTGTGTGCATCTTCTGCACGTACTCTTCAACACAGCGTGGGTCAGTGCCACCACCACCGGCAGGCTTGGTCGACGTCACGATCGAACCGTACTCGCCCGGCATGTAATGCTCCTCACGCGCCACGTGCGTATCCCAATACAACAAGTCAATACGCTCAGGTGGCATGGTCTCGGTGATCTGCTTGATCTCCGCAAGGAACCCAGCGATGTCGGCTTGACGGATAGACGCCGAGGTGTCGATGCCAATCACAACAGGCCCGATAGACTCCGCATACGGTGTCGGCATATACATACCCTGCGCCAGCCAGCGACGGTTCGGCTTACGCCATGTCGATGCGTCACGCCCTGCGGTCACGCTCTGCACAAAGTCACGCAGCTCATCACGCCAGTTCACCTTGGGCTCAGGTATCGCACCGATGTCACGCGCAGTCGTACCCTTCAGCTTACCGGCAAGGATTGAACCCTGACGGATCGCTTGCTCAATCGCCTTGTCGAGTTCTTTCTTCTCGGGTTCGGACAATGACTGCGCTTCTTCCCAGCCGTGGTCATCCATGCTGTTGCCACCCTTGGCCTTGCCCTTCGGTGGGTTCTGCTTGAGATGTTCAAACACTTGGCCTGAATCCCAGCCACGGAACTGCTCATCGAGTAGAACCTTTACAGCCTTGGGCACTTCAACAAGTTCACGCTCAGGGTCGAGGTCAGCGATCTGTTGGTTGATCACGTAGTCGCACGCCATGTTGGCAAGCTGCGCGTCTTCCTTCCACAGCCGCTGCCATGTGGTCATGTGCTTGAACAACACGTGGAAGTTCTCGTGCGCCACAACAAAGTTGAGTTCTTTCTCGTTCAGCTTGTCCATGAACGCACGGCCATACATCTTGTCGCGCCCGTTGGTCGCAGCAGTCGGCATGTCATCAACCGCTTTGCTATCACCCAGCATCATAATGCCGGACAGCAACGCGAACTTGGGTGAACGCATCAGCTGAATGTGGCTCCGCTGTATGCGCTGTTCGTGTGTTAAGTTCATTGTCATCTCCTCAAATAGCCCAGCTATTCTCACGTGCCCAGTTGGTAAAGCCTGTTATCTTGACAAGCATGCCCGCCTTGTTTGAACGCATAGCGTTCTGCGCAAACATGAACTGAACCTCACGAGGCAAGCGTCCTAAATAGGACATCCACGCGTCTGCATTCTCAGCAGTCAGGCGCATCACAGCACCCAGCGCAAGGATCACCGCAGCGATTGGCGAGTCCGGTACACGCGCACGCTCAGGGTCAGCCACGATTGAGTTGAACGATGGCAACGCATCAGCCACGGACAGGAACGCCTGCATATCACGCGCAGCAGATTCACCGATCGTGCCGGACAGTGCTGCGATCAACACGTCGTCGTTCAGGTTATGACGCTGCTTGATGATGTGTGACGCATGGTGTAGCGAACGCGGCGAGACGAACGCAGCTTGCTGCTTGCGTGGGTTGAAGATATACGGGTTGTCATTGGCAGCATCCACGTCATCTGCATACGTAGCCATGCAATGCGGGTACTCCTTCACCCAAGCCATCACAGTTGGGTCAACATCATTGGCAACACCCCAGTCGATCCACTCGTCGGCGGTCGGCTTACGCACGGTCAGGAATGTCGCACGGTTCTTGGCATGTGCTTGCAACGAATCACCTACGCCATCGCTTGCCATGTTGGTCGTAGCAAACACGATGCTGCCCTCGGGGAACTTGTAGCTACCCAAGCGATGCTCATAGATGGCGGGCAGTAGCGCATTCTGCACAGGGCGCATGGCCTTACCAATCTCGTCGAACATGTATATACACGGCTCGTCGCTCAGGAATAACTCGTTCGGCACGAATGACACCGCCTCGTCGGATACACGTGGCATCTGAAGATCGCCGAGGTCAAGCAACGCACAGTCGAAGTAGCGCGTAGGCATCTTGAGTTGTTCACCTAGCAGTGTGAGCATGGCCGACTTACCGATGCCGGGCTCGCCCTGAAAGATGAAGGTGTTGTTCTTGCCGCAGGTCGATACGAGACGTGCAGCTTCGGTCAGTGATACTGATGTAGTCATGTTGAGAACTCCGATGTTGTCCTAATTAGGACGGGTTGGTTTGTGTTATTCGCTGTCTTTTATGTACGGGCCAGCGAACTTGCCCTGCAAATATGCGGATTCATCAATCAAGGTGAACTCCACGTTGGGCCCAGCGCCGCCGATGTAGTGCATCTTCTCGTCGCCGTAGCCTTTCGACTCATACTTTTCCGCAGCCTCGAGCGAAGACAGGATTGCCGCCGCGTCTTTTACCGGCACGACGTATTCGTTCCACCCGAGTTTGATTATTGCCATAGCTTTGGCAGGTGTTGGTCTAGCCATGTTGTGTCTCCGAAGTGTTGTCTTGTTTTAGTGTGTATATATTACCACACCTGTGTTGATTTGTCAAATCAAGTCTCAAGTAAATAAGTAGCCCGTCTCGTGGGCTAGTCGGTCGGTTCCCAGAGCAAGGATGTGTGCGAGGTATAGCACTACCCTGTGCCGACTGTGCGTGTTAAGGGGGGAAACTCGGATGCCTACACATCTAAAAAACCCCAAGGGCACTACGCACTCACCCAGCGGTTACGCCGCCAGTCGTGTTGTCCAGTCCTCAAGCCACGTAGGCTTGGGCCTGCCTCGGTATGTGAATCGCTTCATCTTGGTTTTCTCGGCGGCGTAGTACGCACGGTAGCAGTCAACCGGCGTCTCAAAAAATTTATACTCGTCTGGCATTGCCAGTGCAAACGGTGTCTGCCTGTCGGTTTGTGTAATGCCCAGCGGTGGGTAGTGCAGCCTGCTTCCAAACATGTGCGAGGTCTTGTGTCGCTTGTTGTACCGGCGCGTGTATTCCCTACCCAATTCCTCGAAGTGATACCACAGCCAGCCGTAGTTGCAGTTGCTCTCCGCTGCCCAGCGCACGGACGGATGATGCCGGTGTGTTGGCTTGTACATCCAGTCTTTCCACTTGCCATGCAGGTCATGCACCGTGCATAGAATCTGCGCGGACTCGAGAATCATCTTCACCACGTGCGCATCGCACAAGTCTTGCGCTGATGCTTTCGGGCTTTCATCTACTGCGAATATGTTCATTTGAATAACTCCCTCGTTATGCTTTCTCTGATCTTCGACTCGAGCCCTTCCCGATCTTCCGTCGGTGTGTGTAGCCACATGAAGTCGATCAACGACGATAGCAGTTTGTTGTTTTGCATTGCTAATTCAAACTCACCGCCAACCTCGTCGCGCACCTCATGCTCATCCCAGCTGTGGTCAGGATCGTACAGCCTACTCATGCTGCCTTCCTAATTAGGACGCCGCGCTCATGTTCTAGCGTCTCACGTGCCCAGTCAGCCAGCCCAGATTTCTCGTGGTCGCTGCCGTAGAACCCCCAGCATGAATCCACGAAGTCTTCGCCGACCACCTCGCCATCTTCATCGACTTCGATGCGCACAATCTCACAGCCGTACACGTCGCCGAACATATACGCACCGAACACGTCAGCCGCTGACTCCAACGCCTTGTCGATGTCGTCAGGTTTTATGCCGGTCTGCTTCACCCAGTCAGGCGTCGCCGCAAGCAGCACTTCCATCCAGTCTCCTTGTGAGTGGCCGGTAAGCGTTTTACGCAGGGTCGGCACACCCATCCAGCTCCACACCTCAGCCATGCGGTCGAGCATGTCGCCGTCCATGCTGCCGGTGAGGTAGTCGTCGAGTGAGTCAGCGATCAGCTTCTCCACGGTGGAGGTGTACGCACGCCCGCCGAACTCAACCGACTTGCCGCCGATCACATACTCCAACAAGTTAAACTCAGCCGCTTCGCTTTCTGTCCAGTAGTCATGCAGGTTCTCGTCGCGGATGATCTGCTCGAGGGCCTCGTGGTTGTCGATTATTTGTTGTCGTGTGAGTCGGTTTGTCGGTGGGTCCTCCGCACCGCCGCTGCGGTAGTTGTAGTTTCTCCCACCGTAGGCAACGATCGGCGGCTGGTTGTCCCATGCAGCCCACGGGTTGTCTGCGCTGTCGTCTGGTCGCTCGACCACCTTGTACAGGGTCTCGCCGATATACACATCCGCCTCGTGGTTGCCGTTCTCGGGCTGGTACTCGAAGTGCAGGTCGATGGGTTTTGTGTTGGTTTGCTTGTTCATTTTTACCTCGCTGTCCTAATTAGGACGGTGTTTGTTAGGTGTCCATGATGATGGGTGCGATATTCAACGCGTAGGTGCTGGAGCCCAGCCCTGCCACCGTTACGCCCAGCGTGTTGCTCCGCTCGATGATTACCTCGAGCAGCTGTTCTGGTGTCGGGTGCAGCAGCAGGTCGATTGCTCCGGTGTCGGGGTCATACCCATCCCGCAGCACGTACAGCCCGTCCGGTTTCTGGAATTTGTACTCGTCCGCACGTTTCACTCGCGCGACGTACTCCTCGTCCAGCAGGCTCATCACTTTCGCAGCGGCCCACTCGGGGCGTGTAAATATCCCAAGGATTGCGCAGTTGTGCATGATTACCCAGCACATAGGGTTGTTGGTTTCAGTTTGCATTTTGATTCTCCATGTATTCGCTCAACACTTCGCTCAATGCTTCATGTATGTACCCCCAATCCGTATCGGGGTTGGTTTCCATGTAGTCGGCAGCGTCTACCCATTGCTCTGGGGTCATACCAGACGTGTCGAATTGATCCCGACCCCACCACTGCACAACAATGGCATCGTCTGGGTCGTAGTTCTCATTCAGGTAGTTCATCAGTTCGCGTATCTTCATCTCAGTTCTCCAGCAGGTCGTGGCTCATGCCTTCGGGGTCGCGCTCAAGTATTTCTGCGCGCAGTTCGTCGTCCGTGTAGTTGTTGTAGCCGACAAACCCAACGCGCAGGAGCATGGCAAACCAGCCCATGTCGTCCGTGTCAATGTCGTTTTCGATCAGCCAGTCAATCATTTCTGCTCTGTTCATCTCAGCCTCCTATCGCCCACAGCGTGGCCGATATTGCGATCATCACGAGTGCATAAGTCATGCTGCCTCCTTTCTCAATTCGTACGCTACCCATCCGGCGATGCCTCGCCGCATCGCATCGGTGTCGCGCCATTCGATTTCTGAACCTGCGACTGGTGGGTGTGCTTGGCCTTGGTGCTTGGAGGTCGAACGACTGTACTTGTCGCTGTTGCCGTACCACTTGCCATCGGCCCAGATATACATCGGAAAATGCTTGCCGTATGAGTACACGATATAGCGGGCATCGAACGTGTCGTCTCCACGCCACTCGGCAAAGATGTTGCTGCCTTGGAAGGCTTCGCGGTTTTGCACGCATGGACGTGCGTTTTTGTTTGCTACTCTTTTCATGTTGTTTCCTTTGTCCTAATTAGGACGGTCTCTGTTGTGTGTGGTTGTTAAATCAGGCAGCTTGCGCAAAGAAGTCGCCATCTACAGGCACAAGCCACAGGTCGTCGTCATGGTGCAGCTTGTACGTCTTGGGCCCGCTACGCGTTTTTGTGGTGTGGTCTAGCACGTATGCGGTGTGCAGGATGTTGTCCCACGCCTCCCAATAGTCGGGATGGTCTGGGCCGGATTGCAGCACAGCAAGGTCGTCGGTGTCGTACCCATACAGCGCGCACCCATCCACGGTCAGCGCGAAGTGCTGCGGAATATAGATGCCACGCGATGCGTCGGAATACAGCACGCAGCCGGTCATGTCTTGTTTTGTGTTCATGTTGTTCACCTCAGTCAGGGGTCTGGCACCCGCCAGACTTCGTCCTAATTAGGACGGGTTTGTTGCACGCTGCGGGCCTTTCCCTCAGCGTTGGCGTATAGAATATCACAGTTGGGTTGATTTGTCAAATTGAATTATAACTTGGGTTTGTGTGGTTATTGGGGGGTTTCAGATGGTTTGAAGCTTCAAATTAGGTGTTTTGCCTGTGGATAAGTGTGTGGATAAGTTTTGAGTTGAAGCGTCAAATTATCTGAAACGGCGTTTTTGGGCGTTTTTTGTTCCGGATTTGGCAATTTGTTCCGAAAATTGGGCTTGTTAGACCGAACAAAGGAACACATGCGGGGCTTGGCTTGCGGTGAGAGTGGATACTATTTGTTCTGTCGGACCGAACACGCGGAGCCCTTGTCCTAATTAGGAAAGCCGGATTTGTTCTGTTTCCCATTTTCTATGACTAGTTTTTACAATACTGGCAAAAAAGCAGTCGAACGGAGAAATCCCTCGTTCTCGTTTATATATTTATTTTTAGGATTAGGCTTTTTTTTATTATATTAGGGAACAAGGGAACAACAGATGCAAATCAAGCACTTACGGTGTTCGGTCTGACAGAACACGACAGAACAAGCCCTGTGGATAACCGCTGAAACCCTTGCTGCATAAGGCTTTCCCGTGTTCGGTCTGACAATTTCATGCAAAACGCTCCCTACTTTGTGCGCGCTACCTACCTACCGGCAGGGTACTATCCCGCGTTGGCATCTCAAAATACGCAGGCACAAAAAAAGCCCCGCCGTTTGGCGGGGCCTCGTCCTAATTAGGACGCTGTGGCATCCACGTACAGATCGTGCAGGGCCTTGTCGCGGTTTTCGCTTTCATACGCTGCGACGAAAAGCGCTTTCCAATCGGTACGCTGCTGCGCAGGCTTGGTCTTGAGCGCTGCGACCAGTCCGGACAACGTGGGCAGGGTTTCGCGCTTGGCTTTTGCCTGCTTGCGCTCCCATGCTGCGCGGATAGTGCGGGGCTCAACCGATGCCAACATGCGAATATAGGTATATTCGTTTTTGTTGAGGTGCGGCATAAGCTCCTTGAGCGGTGATGCGTTACCGATCACGTCGCAGTCTTGCGACGCCTTGACGATCGCCTTGTCCATCTTGCCGGCCAGCACGTTGAATGCAAAAGCCGTGTTGGTTTGTCCGGCAGCGTCAAGTTCCTGATGCTTTACAGTGGCAACGGTTGCGTATTGGTTGGTTTGATTAGTCATGTTTAGTTACCTCATTGGTTATGCCGTGGCGGTATTGCCGCGACTGGTGATCATTATGCACAGATAGGTTGACAAGTCAAGCTGATTGTTTGAAGTCGTCCTAATTAGGACAGACCCCGCCCCGTATATGGAACGCGCGCGCGTACGTATTGACCCCCCACACCCCAAAAATCGGCCATGCGTGTCTGACTTCTATACATGCCATTCCACACGAACGATCCTCAATTTTTCCCGACCCCCCTCCCCCCTCTTAATCTGACACGTCCATCCAGCGTGCATACCCCCCACCCCTTGTTTTTCTAGGAGTCCCTTGCTTTTGCTACACCCCCCATATATAGTTTCAACAACTTAGCCGGACAACTTATACCAGCTATGCAAAACAACACACTAGCTTACCTGTTGGAGAACGAGGACGGCCTTGTTCCTCCTCTTGAGCAAGTCCCGATCGGCAATTCGCCAAAGCTCACGGATCGGGAGGACATCTTTGCCTCTGCGCAAACGGCCAAGTTACTGCATGATCTCGGCGATGAGATCGAAGTCACTGAAGAAGACGAAGGCCGTGCCCAAGAATTGTTTGAAACCGCCCGCACGCCGACCAAGCACGAGCGCCAGTTGCCGGGTGTCATGCTCAAACTCGAAGCCTTGCTGACGCAGTACGATCACATGGTGATTCAGGATGCCCAGCAGGTCAGAACCTACGTCACAAATCGCCTGCTAGAGGAGTCCAACGACCCGGACCCCAAGGTGCGCATGCGTGCACTGGAGAATCTGGGCAAGATTTCCGAAGTCGGGCTGTTCACCGAGCGCAAGGAGATCACTATCCGTGACAAATCCACGGAGGATCTCACCGAATTGCTGCGCAACAAGCTCACACGGCTGATCGACGGGGATGCCAGAGAAATCGAAGACGCGGAAGACGCCGAATTTGAGGACTACGCCCCGATGAAGTTGGCAAGAACCGTCACTGCGGACGACATTTTGAGCGAAATGTGAACGCGCCGAGTGAGCTGACACAGGCCGAGATCGCAGCACTGCTCTCAAACCTCGACAAGATGAACGAGGTGGAGAAGTTACAGGTGCTGGAGGTCGTAGAAGAGCTAGAAAACCGCAAAAAATTCCAAAAAGCACGCGTTTCGCTGCTGGATTTCTCCCAAGCGATGATGCCTGACTACAAAATAGGCAGACATCACAAAAAACTCGCTCAACTCCTAGAAGATATGGCCCACGGACGCAAAGATCGCGTCACAGTCAGCATCGCGCCTCGTATGGGTAAGTCTCAGCTGACGTCAATCTTCTTTCCGGCGTGGTTTATCGGGAACTGGCCCGACAAAAAGATAATGATGGTGTCGCACAC